GGTTTTAGTTCTCTGAGCATAGTTTATTTTAACACGTTTTTTTTAATGAAATCAACAAATGCACACTCAATGCACACTCAATGCACACTCAATGCTATGTTTTAACACCTTGACATCCATCTTTTATGCGCCCTCTGAACCAGTTTCTTATATCGTCTGTGTCAGAATACCACCTTCCATCTATCTTTACGGCTGGAAATGATTCATCCCTAATCCACCTGTCAACTGTTCTCCAATCAGTAACCAATGCCGATTTGAGAATATCTTTCCTCCCGGTGATTGTCCCCATTCGATCCCCTGAATTTATTATTTTAGAATACATTTCTGTATCATATCCAGCCTATAAAATCAAGTTTAAAATATCTTCACTTTTTTCTATTTTTCTTGCAAAATACACTTGACACACTTTAAACACTTGCGTATATTATACCTAACAGCGCATGGGAAGCGCACAAACACTAAGCGGGGATCATAATTATGAGGTATCTTAAAAGTGAAGACTGGAAAGACTTCGAAAAAGCACACCCTAGCGCCATGGCATTCTTAAGAGAAAGGATGATTATAAACGAATACTCTTTCCTGAATGCCAGGAAGTCCGATGGCACAATAACGCAATGGGAAGCCAATAGGTTAAATGAATTGAACATAATTTTCGGGGAGGGATAACTATGGCTCACAAAAAACCAATAAATAGATCAGTCAAGGGCGTATCAGACGAAGCATGGGCAAAATTCAAAATCGCCTGCATAAAGGAAGGTGTAACGATGGGGAATAAGATAACTCAATTGATTTTGGATTACGTAACAGAACCAAGAGGGACCAAAAATGGAAAATGAAAGTCCATTCGTAATATATAAAATAACAAATCTCAAGAATGGAAAATCCTATATAGGAAGAACGTCTAGGGGCTTGCATCAGCGAAAACAGGAGCACATATATGCGTCAAGGCGTAACCCTATTTCAGCGATAAGCGAAGCAATAAACAAACATGGTGAAGACAACTTTAAATTTGAAATTATATCACGCTATTTAGACCCAAGTGAGCTCCCAGAAAATGAAGCCTTGTTTATATCAAAATTGAATACAATTTCCCCTAATGGCTATAATAAGCAACGCTCTTCAATCCCTAATAAATCTGATGGTCCAACTGTTGTAGCTGCAAGAGTACCATTTTGGCTGTTAGAAAAAGTTGAGGCAGAACGCAATAAAGAATCATACCCTAGAAAGTTGCCCCACATGTTCTTAGAGTTGGTTTCTGAGGCTCTTGATGCAAGAGATGCAAGCAATTAGGCTAACGCATCACGCTTGAATGTCTCACCGCAAGCAGGGCATTCAAGCGTGTACTGTTCTGCAATCGGATCAAACATAATGATTATCATTTCCATTTCACCGCATTTGGGGCAATCGGCTTCCATGGTAGGTGGTGCATAGTCCTCTGGACATGACATTTTCCATAGGTCATATGAACGCCTGTCTATTTGGACACGTTTAGGCATAAAAATCTGCTCCGAACAGAAAAATTATGGGGATAAAAACCTCTACGAACAAAAAATTTCTCCAGAAATAAAAACCTCTACGAACAAAAAAAATTAGAAATAAAAATTTCTCCAGGGAAAACATGCCCCGAATAGAAAAAATTCGGTTCGTATTTCTCTAGAAATAAAATGTGCTACGAACAAAAATTTATCAAATATATCACCCGAACAAATATTTAACCAAAGCCGCAAAAAGCAAAAACGGTAGCGAACCCGCAACGAATACCAGGACCGCACAAGCTGCTCTACATGTCCATTTTTTCATTTGCTTACCCCTTATCCAAAGCAATAAGTTCTTGCCGATGTTCAGGCCATTTATAAATGGGCTTCATGCTTCCGCTAAACATGGCTTCTGCAATCTCTGCCCCGGTCCCACTGCTATCTTCCCACCCTGGGGCAAGAACCACAATATCAGACCTACGCAACAACTCCAAAGCCCCTTCAAGCCATACTTTATCCGGACAAATGCCATCAAACAATTCCGTGTTCTTGTGGGGGCATATCACCGCAAAACCCATTTTCCATAATTCAATAGCTACGGATTCGGCATTTCGTATGTTTTTAATAATACCATGTATCGTATCGGACCTGTAAGGACCACTTACAAAAGCTACCTTCATAATCCCCCCCACCCCCCAATCGTTTAAAATAAAGTAGGCTGTTCAATTGAATTTTCAGCTTCTTTCAAATTTCCTACCGCGACGTTGAAATACGACTCCTTAAGCTCTACCCCCACAAATCTTCTACCGAATTTCAACGCTTGATAACCCTCAGAGCCAATTCCTGTGAATGGCGAACAAACAAGATCTCCTTTATTTGACCACAACCTTATGCACCGCTCTATGGTGCCAAGCTGCAAGGGGCAGATATGCCGCTCATCCCGGTTCTCTCTGGCTTCTCTGAAATTCAATGTCTCAGTCTCTTTGATCCCGTACCATACCGGCCTGGCCCACTGTATCCAATCATTCCTCGAAATATCAGGCTTTATTGGTTCTTTGTTATCACCAGATTTGCGGAACACCAAGATATAATCAGCCAACGCCGGACGAAGCCAAGATGAATCCTTTTCAAGCTGTGAAAATGTGAGACCCTTTGAATGGGTCCTAATGCTTTGTGCTTGCGGGTCCTTGTCAATAACCACTTCACCATGATAAATCCATCCCCGTTCAATAAACTTAGAGATGGTCTTTCCCCTGAAGTCTTTCATGCCAATGTACCCGTCCCGAACTAGCATGGCAGGGACTTGCGCCACATGAACGCAACAATTACGCCCTGGCATTGTAACCCTCAGAAGGTTTTCGATGATAAATCCAAAATGATCAAAGAATTCATCTTCTGTTTTGCAATTCCCAATATCTCTTTCTGTCGGTGAATACGTGTAAAGCGATATGAATGGAGGGGAAAAAACAGAAAGGCCAACTGAATCATTGGATATTTCGTTCATCCGTTCAACCGAATCACCAAGCATTAATTTTGCTTTATCGGCCTCATAAACATCCATTTTATACTCGAAATTGATGTCAACATCTGCAACCCCAATTTCACGTTTTTCTATTTCTGATACATGATCAATCAAATTTTGGGTCATTATTTCGGCCTCCCGTTCTTTTCTTTTCACGTTCTCCCATATTGGCTTTTCAGCGTCAGACAATACCACATATACGTTTACGGGGTTGGTTTGCCCGAATCTCCAGCACCTTCTTGTCGATTGATAATATGATTCAAAAGAATCTGAAATACCAAGATACGCAATATTATGACAGTTTTGAAGATTCATGCCCATCCCTGCGATTTTTGGTTTCGTGACTAGAACCCTTATTTTACCATCTTGAAACGCTTCTATTGTTTCGGCTTTCTTTTCCGCCGAGTCCGATCCTGTTACTTCAACAGCGCCATCAATAATTTTAGCCGCACCTGTGCTCTCAGTGTTTAACCCACACCACACAATCCACTGCTCATCATTTCCATTTACGATCTCAGCCGTTTTTTTAATCCTCAATTCAGCAGTTTCTTTTCTGACTTGTGCCCTTTCGGTTATACCTTTCAACCCATTCCAAAAAAGCATCCCATCAGGCTTGAAATCCGCATCAACGAATACTGGGTTTACATTAAGCGGTGGTAAAATATACTCGGTATCATCAAAGCCTAAATCGGAAGGTTTCTTTACACTCATCCCCCATGACGCCATCCAATGATAAAATGCACCCGCGCTATGCCCTTTCAACCTCCATCCATCGTTGTCATGTACAAAAAACGTTGACAGCATGTTATTTCGGGTCATTATACCAAGAAACTCTGTATGATTCGCAATTTCGGCTATATCGTTTGGGGCAGGGGTTGCGGTACAGCAAAGACGATATGGGGTATTTTTAAACATGTCTATAAGTAACGCTTTAGTTTTACCTGAAATAGATTTAAGTATGCTAGATTCATCTAACACTACGGAATTAAAATCTATAGGATTGAATTTTCCAATCATTTCATAGTTGGTGATATTGATTTGGCGAAGGTCTTTTGGGTCACGGGTATAATGAACATCGACTCCGATTATAGCAGCCTCTTTTACCGTCTGTCTAGAAACAGATAAAGGGGCAACAATCATAGATATCCCACCTATAAGTCTAGCCCATTCAACTTGCATTCTAGTTTTTCCCAATCCTGTGTCTGCTAATATAGCAGCTCTGCCTTTCCTGATTGCCCATGATGTCAATTTTCTTGCAAATGGCTTTAAGGATTCATGGATAGTGCTTTCATCAACCTCAATACCCGTTGACGGATGATAAATCTTTTTAGATTTTAAGAATTCTTGATATTCCAATTTACACTCCCCTCCCCTCATTCAACAACAAAAAAAGACCGTCAAACCCCCGGTTGCTATGCACATCGAAAAAGATATGTGACCCGGAAACTTGACGGCCTTGGTTTATATT